GTAATCGAAAAGCGATGTTGAATAGGTTGTCGATGCAGCTGACCAGTTATTTGAATCAAGAAGAACGATACCCAGAGAGTTTCCTAATAAGCCAGGATACTTAGCTGATACAAAAGTATTGGCATTTGAAACAAGGGCATCATATGCGTCTTGATTTTTAATTAGAGTAGTTGTTACTGGACCGCCGACTAGTGAATTAGCAGATGCATTAGTGTCACTAGCATCGACACCGCGTGTAACCCACAGCTGATTTCCATATGCTAGAAAGTTAGCTGCGGTAAAGAAAGAAATGTAAGTATTTGAATCGGGTGTACCAAAAGTAGCTGCAAGCTCAGCTTCTGTGGTAACCAATGTAGGAACTTCTGCGGGACCCCAATTGAAACCCCCCGCAAATCCACCTACTGTCGTAGCAACAGAAGGAACACCCGTGGTTAGGTCCCTTTCTGTTACCAGAACTCCTGGTGATAGTTGATATGCCATATAAATCTCCTTGAACGTTATTTATAACAAAATCTTGATGATATACTTTATTTATAAAATCGCTCTTTTTCGTGGGGTGTCTGGTCAAGCCAAGATTGCTTCATCTTGTCCATGTAGGCATCCATACTACCCGTAATCCACAAGTCGCCTGCCATAACTTCTGCAGAAACTTGATCGGGTACCCCAGTATCTATCATACCGAAAGGTGTCATTTCTTCTTCAATTTGTTTCAATTGGTTTTCAAATAGTGCATGGCGAAGATTGACGTTAGTCAATTCTCTAAAGAAAGGATCCTTACTTGCCCATGCTAATAGGACAAGAGTCATCACTAAGTCATCATGGTATCCTTCGTCTGCTGCGTATGATCCGCGTACCTCTATGAAGGTCGATAACTCAGAGATGATATCCTTATCAAAGATCAGTAGCTTTTGTGATTCTATGAGAGTCTTGAGATTGGAACAACCCATTCTCTTAACCTGCTTGGTTGTTTTGACACCCAAGAAGGATGATCCCTTGAATCCGCTTGCAAGAAACTGACCTTGCTTTGAACTTGATCCCACACGGAATATGTTTTCATATTCTAGTTCGCCGTGTAGAATATCTGCGATTTGTTGCCCGATATCATTTATCTCTACTAGTATATATGCGTTGTTATAATCTCTAGCAACTTTATGAATAACGTTAGGGTAAAGCAAAGGACTTATTGTGTTATTTCTATACTTACCTACCACTTTATACGGTATCTGTGTTACATCCGTAACAGTAAAGGCAGAATAGTCACCTCCCACACCCCTAGAAGTATCAACGACAACAACATACTGTCTGCCCGTTATGGGCTCATCAAGTATATCTAATCCATCATCTGTTGTAAAGACATATGGCACAGGAGACATGTTGGCGATTACATCACCCGATATAAGCGATGCGGACGATCCTATAAAGCTACAAAGCACCTCTTGGTTAAACTTAAGATCGCCAAGCAGACGTCGCTGATCCTCTGCCCATTTTGCATCTCTATCTGGATGTTCGCTGTACTTTACTTCTAATGCAGTAAAGCCATTGGTACCCTGTCTAGCATCATTCCAAAACTTCCAGAAGTGGTTGAAGCCCAATGGAGTAGAAGTCAGAATAATCTTGGTTGTTGAACCTGCTGATACAACGGGATAAACAGCAGTGAAGAATTCCTCTGCTAGATTGTTGGGAATGATAGCAGTTTCGTCAACGTACAGAAGGTTGACAGATCGACCACGAACGCCAGACTTACTCGTCGCAGCAGTGAAAACAATCGATCCGTTCTCGAGTTCGATATCACCCTTGTTCCATGTCTTGATACCCTGCTGCAAGAAAAGAGGAATGTTCTCATACATTAGCTGATAACGATAAAGAATCTCACGTGCCGCGTTTGCCTTGTTGGCAAGGATAGCGACTGTTTTGCTGGGTTGAAACAACGTATACCAGAGAATGTAGGCAGCTACTGTCTGTGACTTTCCCATCTGACGGGGCTGCATACTGATGATCTTGCGATTGTTTTCTATCAGATTGATAAAGTTTTTCTGATAGTTGTATAATCTAAAAGGCACTAAGCCAAAGTCAAGCGAAACGATTTTACAATACTTTTCTATAAAGTACGTGGGGTCGTTCTTACAGTGAATCAGTTCATGTATCTGATCCTGTGTGTAAGGTATGACATAACCAACCTGCTTAAGATTCGAATTGCCATTATACCTATTCTTTATCTTGTTAATTGCCGCTGCTATCAATTGTCTTGACATCCTTTTGATTAATCATTCGCAGAAGGTCTTCGGTTGATCCCGCAAAGACAATATTGTTCTGCTGAGCAATCTGTTGTGTCTCTTTCAATGGCTTATCGATATCCTGCTTTTGCTTCTGCAATGCAAGAAGATCCTTTGCTACGTCAGACATAGTTTTCATAATCTGACCTGCAACCTCATAGCTGCGAGGATGCTCTGAACTTCTTGCAAGTGTGATTACATCATCGAGGGCGGATGTGCCTTTGTTTATCACTTCCCGTAAAGTGTTTCTAGCAAGCTCATAATCCGAATCCGTATCGCTTGCGGGAGCTGCAACAGGATACTCTCTCTTCTCCGCGACCTCAATATTGAAGATCTCATTTAACTTTTCCATTAGAATCCCTCAAATGTTTCAACAAAGACAACGGTATTGCCAGGATTAGTGTCTGTTGTAACAGTATATGTTCCATACAAACTATTTGCAGACATTTCTGCGTCACCATAAACAGAGGCAATAGAGGTGCGAATGATACCTTGTTTCGTAGCGGGACCATAGAAGTTTGTTTTCATTGTAAAGGACAATGTCCAAACAATTGCTCTACGATCTCTAAAGTCGCCATCATAGCTATCTGAAAAGTCTATATTATCAAGAATGATGGGTATGTCATGCTTGATTCCCAGATCAGGTATTGCCTTGATAGTAAGATTATAGTCGGGATTGAAGTATGGTAGAATCTGCTCGACAATCTGCAATGCATCATCCGAATTCTTGCTGTAGATGTATAGATTCAGTATGATGTTATAAGGTGCAGGAACAAACTGTGTTGTGAGTGTGTTATTTGTCGAATTCGTAGCACGATTCTTCTGTACCATAGACAGCTTACGTGATGCATCATACTCTAGCTTTACTAGCTCAAATGACATTCTAGGAAGCGTAATCTCTACGTTTCTTTCTTCTGGATTGGGTAACTGATCTATTCTTGCTAGAAACTTTTGTTTGGGTGCATAAGCTAAGGGAACACGAATCGTCTTAGAAACAGTTCCCGCTGAACTAGTTCTATCGATCTCGATGTTGTTGAACATGTTACCGAAGGCAATAATGCACTTTCGTATAGTTCCCCAATAAAAGTTTCCGTTGTTTAGCATTATCGATTATACACTTCGCCAAAGGGGTTATGATCCGTAAAGTCAAGGATATCCGATGCATCTGTCTCAAAATCATCATTCATTGCATTCTTATCGGTGTCATTGATATCGAAGTTTTCAAGTATAAGAGGTGCAGCTTCTTCATTGTCTAGGTAGAAGGTTGTACCATCCTCAAAGGTCAATGCAAAGGATAGCATGTTCTGATCAATAGTTTCTATGATACCATCGATCTCAGATACACCTGTAGATATTGTCTCATGGCTATATTGATACAATTCGCATTCAAGCTTGTAGACAAAAAGTTTACCTACCTGGAAGAAGGGGTCCTTGACTTCTACATACTTAATCTCAAAGAAAGATTTTGTTAATGGAAAATACAACAGATCGCCTTCTGCGGGTCGTTGAGGTAAGACACTTGCATTCTTTCTACCAATGACTTCTTCCCAACGTCTACGTGCCATGATAAACGTAGCAGTATCTTGTATCTCTACGCCAAACTTTGCAAGAAGATCTGTTCCACCAAAACCTGTTGTGTTCTCAAGGTAAACTTCAATGGGAAAGGCGTCCTCATACTTATTTGTGGGATCCTCATTGAGAATCATATCTCTATCAACGGCTACACGGGGAATATAGTACGTGTCGAATCCGTAGATTTTTAAGCATTCGATAATAAGATCTTCATGGAGTAGAGACTCTGATCTCCTCCCCATGGGTATGCCGCTCTGAAAGAAAAAGTTAGTCGCCATTACTTATTGCTTACCATTGATTAATGATTGACATGGACGTATAATCGCTGTGTTGGCAATGATGATTAACCAATTTGAAAGTCTACTGGTAACTCATAAGTAGATCTCATC